GGGGCCACAAGCCCCCGACCTAACTTTCCGCGAGAATTGATAAAGTATCTCGTTGACGGTTATGCAGACAGCGCACCTTTCCTTTCCTGATCTTTATGATCGGTCTAGGAGAACAATAGTTCATTAGCACTGACTATTGCTGGTCTGCTATGGTGGTAGTTTCCACCAACCTTTTTAACTTCAAATGGAACTTTCTGCAAAGGTAGTATCCCGCCGGAAGGTTAGCACCCTAACCGTAAAGTGTTTAGGTCTCTAGGAGATCTATTCACGCGCAAAATTATTTGGAGTTATTAAGGTCAAAGGCTAAATTACAATCAACTTAAAAAGCTAATTATAATTTTAACACTTTAACCTTTGCAAGTCATCCTATTGTTCTGGGTATACTCCTTCTTGTTAACGTACTAGCTTTCTGAACTCTTCTCGGAGGTTTCCTCCTTTGAATTGAAAAGAAGCATGTACGTAACTTGAAAGTCCAATCCGGTTTAGATTTAAAACCGATGGATTTAAAAGAGGTACCAAGATATATAATGATGATTGCTATACTACTCCAATTATCCAATGCCCAAACTAATGAACTTTTGAGTTTAGGAAATCGGATCGTACAACTCTGGAGTAAATCCGGAGTTAAATTTACAATCCAATACCTCTCTGAAGCTTTTAGAATGGTTGGTAATTTTATCGCAGGTAGGGGTGTTCCAAATGATCAACAATGGATTAGCCATTACAAAAACGGTTTACCGAAGATCTTAGGACTTGAGATGTGTCACTGACTCGAAAAGATGAAAATCTTAGTAGAGAAAGGTGAAAATCCACGTCCGAAAGATCGTGCTTTAATCTCTGTACTTAGTTGTTTCAGGGCTCTTAGCCCACCTAGGTGGGTTCCTAACTTTGGTACCTTAACTGACCCTTTTATTGGGCAGAAGGAGACCTTTAGAGAGGAGGCTATTAAATTAGCTTTAGAGTCTATGGGTGCTACAAGTTTCTTTTCTAAAAGAAAACTTTGTAAACCTATATTTTTCTGATCCAACAAAGCTGGAGTTAATGCTAGGTTTGCCTATTTAAGTTCTGGTTTAGACCTTATAGCATTGATGAGAAACCCTCGGATCTGAGGGGGGCATGTTGGTTTTGCGTATCATCATTCTTTCTACTGATATCTTTTAACTTTTATAAGTTTAAGTATCTTGTTTATCCCTTTCCTACTCGCTCCTATCGACCTTTGTTTAGGTAGATTAGGTTTGATTAAGGAATTAAGAGGTAAAACAAGAATTATCGGTATTACAGATCAATGGACGCAGTGACTTTTCCGGCCCCTTCATGATCTTATTTATACCTTCTTAGGAGAAATTCCCGAGGATGGTACGAATGATCAGCTTGGACCAGTACGGAAAATGTTAGAGAAAAGAAAACAATCCGATTACTTTTCCCTTGATCTCTCAGCTGCGACTGATCGTCTTCCTGTAAAGTTACAGGCAGATGTTCTTGAAGCGCTGGGACTCGGGGGTAGGTATTGGAAAGTGATCTTGAATCGTCCTTATTATTATGAGGGCGATCCCTATCATTACACGGTTGGTCAGCCGATGGGGGCTTACTCTTCTTTTGCTATGTTGGCCTTAACTAACCATTTGATTGTTCATTTGGCTCATCTTCAGGTTTTCAACAAACCTCTTACGAAAGACACTGGAGTTTATGGGGTACTCGGTGATGACATTGTCATCGCCGAGAACAGACTAGCAATTCAGTACAATAAATTAATGAACGGTGTTCTTGGTGTTGTTATAAATCCCATAAAGGGATTCGAAGGTTCCTTGATCGAGTTCGCTAAAAACTGGTTTACCAGTTCTGGATTCAATTTGACTCCATTAGGGTCAAAAAGTATCCTGCGATCGATCAGAAGCCCCCTGTATATAACAGCTGTTATTGCAGATTACAACAAGAAAGAATACAATTCTATTTTAAAGTTAGAATTGTCAGTATTAATCAAAATCCTAAGGAAGATCTTCGATAAAGAAGATTTATCCCAATGAAAATGATTATTTAGTATTACGGGTCCCCAGGGAGGGTTTTGAAGACTTTCCGCAAGTAACCTAGATGTAAAATCTATGGAAGGCTTGTTTAGAGAATTCTTAACACAAACTGGGTGCTCTTTTGCTTCTGTTACTGACTTTTATTATAAAAAGTTAGTTAAAAGCTCCTGAACTACCGTAAGGTCGATTAGTGACCTAGTGAGATCTTACCGAAAACTTTTTCACTTCATTTTATTCCCATCAATTTGGGGTAAAAGAAGATTAGAAGTATTAGGTTTGAATCCACAATACACTGCGGTACTGACTGCCGCTACTGTATCAGCGATATCATGACCTCTCATTCTATTTAGTTTCTTACGAGCAGTGAGGATGTGATTCTTACTCTGGATTATATCCGGAGTTGGTTGGCTTCTTGGGTTTCCTTATATTATGAACAAAACCATTGGTAAAGTTCTTAATATTGGAAATACCCTTAAGAGGCTAATTCACAATTTTCTTCTTAACTATGAGTTAGTCAAGGCAGGTTACGCTGAGCCTTCACCTATCGTTATAGAGCGGCCTAAGAAACCGATTCATCGGGTTCTTAATAGTGCCTTACTCTTTAATCGATGGATGTTAGGACTTAAAACGAACAGGCCTGTCCAACTCTTAGTAGATCGTGTTAGATCGATATCAGAGGATGAACTTCCTGCTGTGAAGACAGCAGAGAGAGCTTTATCCTTTCTGAATAAGGATTATAACCGATTTAATAGGAAGGTAAAGAGTGAAATGAAAAGAATCCAAAAACTCAAAAAGCTTCAAAAGAATAAGCAGAAGAGAAAGGATAGATAGCAAC